ACTAACTTCGTGGATGCAGACGGCAATCCGTATGCTCCACCAGCAACGGAATAAAGGTTTAAGATATGGCTGAAACACCGCGTGGGCTTTCACTTACTCCACCCGCAGGGTTAAGTGCTACTCCGCCGGGGTTAAGTGCTACACCTCCTGCTGGGCTAAGCATGACTCCCCCTGACGAGACTCGGTTGATCTCATTAAGAGGTTTAGATGATCGAGGCAAGACCTTGATCGGAGACACTGGCTTTGCGCCCTTAGATTATGTCACAGAAAAAGTAGGACAGCTTGGGTATGCCGCGGCGGATAACATCATTGGCTTTGACGACGGTGTTGATACCTTTGGTGAACGTCTTGGAGAAGGCGTTGGGAACGTAGCTCTAGGAGTTGGCTCTGGGGTTACTAAAGCTATTGAAGGCGCAGGCACAACCTTGGCTCTTGTGCCCGACATTGCCGTGGGAACAGAGTACGGTGATGCAATTACCGAAGGCATGGAAGCTTTTCGGGACGATGTTGGTTTAAAGCCCGAGGGCATTTTGGGAAAAGGTGCCGAAATCATAACGCAGTTTGTTGTGCCTGGGGGTCTTGCGGCTAAAGCGGTCAGTGCTGCATCTAAAGCTAACCGTTTAAAAGCTGGGCTGAAGAATGTCCCGTTGTCCACAAAGGAAAGGTTTGGCTTGGCAACAAAAGAATTGTTAGCGGCGGGTGCAGCAGACGGGTTTGTATCAGACGACAACATGACCACTCTTGCTGACTGGGCGGAGATGGGCCCGACACAAACCTATGATTTAATAGGGTTAGAAGGAAGATGGAAAGCCCTTGCTCGACTCAGCAACAAACTAAAGGTTGGATCCGAAGGGTTTTTGCTTGGGGGTGTAGCACAAGGTGCTCTGATGGGCGCAGGGAAAACTGTTGGGGGAGCGATCAATTCTCCCGTGGGACAGATGGGTGCGAAAGCATTAAAGAAAAAGATCGATACTACTGCGGCCAATGTTGACAACCTGCTTTACCAGAGGATGATGGCCCCCGACGAGTTGAGCAGGGTGCAACGCTTTAAGGCCGATGCAATCTCAATGGTTACTCCAAAGGGATACTTGCCTCAATCGGCTTCTGAGACTCGTTTGGCTATTGATGCACAGACAAACGCTGCTAACAAGCAGGTTGCTTTTATGCAGAAAGAATATGACACAGCGTTAGACAATTTGTTTAAAGATCTTCCCCCAAAAGAACTTGAGGGAAACTTAGAGCGTCTTGAAATCTTAAACAGAAGCAACGCATATCTTACAGAAGCTGACGAGACTATTAAAGCGGGCCTTTTAAAGCAACTCCCCGGGCCTCTTCGTCCAAGCTTGAAAAAATACAGGGAAGCTATAGACAACGGGTCCGCAAAACTTAGAAATAGTAACTTCATTAAGAACAATAATATTACTACAAAAGATGGACGTTCTCTTGACGATATAATTAACGACAACGATGGCAGCTACATGAAGCGGTCCTATCGTATCCACGAAGATCAGGATTATGTGCCGACACAAGAGTCTACAGAAATGGCAGACGCTTTTTTCGTGTCTAATAAAAGAGCTACACAAAGAGAACTCACGGAGCTAGCTCGTAGAGATGTAAACAAGTCTATGCTGACCGATGAGTTTCTAGACGCCAACGGCCTTAGGATAAAAGATACACCTGAAGGCCCCATAGTTGAAGTGGGTTCAAAGGTTACAGGTGAAGCGGCCAAAAAAGCCAGGGAATCTTTTCTCTCGAAACACACTATCAAAGCTCGTCAATCGTTTAAGGGCGGACGGATTGCTAGGGACAGACTAGACACTGGAATGCTTGTTTCTAGGGAGCAAATACCTAAAACTCTTAGAGCATTGATGGGAGAAACGGGGACCAAGGTCATAAAGACGGACCAAGGTCTCAAGGTTTTCACTGATTTCAGAGAGTCAGCATTGAGAACTGTGTCTGACTTGGCTCAGTTCTCGGCTGTTGACGAGTTTTTTGGTAGTCTCTCCCGCTTGGCGGGCAGTAAAACAGGCTTGTTAAAAGATGTGATAATTAAAGGGGAAGGACTTAGCCCTGCTCAAAGAGCAGAACTAATCAATCGTGGTTACGTTCGTTTAGGTGGAGACTCCTCTGACTTTGGAGAGTTAAGTACTCCATTGGCCGCAAGAAAAGGTACATCCAAAGCCTCAGATGAAGAGGTTTTGTTGGGTACTTCTGGGTGGGGTACACTAAACGATCACTATGTCCCGCGCCCTATCTATAACAATCTAACCAACCATATTATTGGTGAAGAAGACATGGGTTCCCAAATGGTGCGGAGCACTTGGAACTGGATGCTTCGTGCAAAAGGTGTGTCACAGTACAGTAAGACTATTCTTTCTCCGATTACACAGGTTAGAAACTTCACCACTGCCGCTGCTTTTGCCCTAGCGAACGGGAACGTCCCGTTCATTGGCCGAGGTGGAAGCATGAAAGATTCCATGAAGTTGGTCTACGGAAACTTAATGACCAAAGGTGATGATGACCTGATAGCCGAGTTAATGGATGCCCAACAGCGCGGCATGTTAGGCACCAACGCAGAGCTACGAGAAATCCAAGACTCTTTGCGTAAGGGCGTAGGCATGACTTCCCGTGGACCTGAGAGCGGTATAGAAGCTTTAATAGCGGGCAGTCCTTCACGGGAAAAGTTTGCTAAAGCTGCGGGCGGATACCTCAAGCCACTAGAAAATATTTACCAAAGCTCCGACGATTTTTGGAAACACTACAATTATGTAGCTGAACAAGCCCACATCCGTAAATCTCTGGATGGCATGGACTTTAGCAACGCACAGCAGGCTGAACAAGCCATTGCGTACCTTACGAAAAACGGCGAGGACATGTCCGAGGCCACCCGACTTTCAGTCAACAACGGGACTTTTGCCAAGGCTGATATTGACGAGATGATCAAGCACCGTGCAGCGCAGATCGTCCGTGACACCGTGCCTAACTACAACAAAGGCGCTACGGACCTTGTACGATTTGGTCGCCGCCTGCCTCTCGGTAACTTCATTACATTCCCTGCGGAAATCTATCGTACTGGCTTCAACATTGTACGTCAGAGTTTGGACGACATGGCCTCAGACATTCCGGCGGTGCAAACTCGTGGGCGCAACCGAATGATAGGGTTCTTGGGTACAACTATTGCCGCTCCTGTCGCTGTACAGGAAATGGGTTATGCAATTTCTGGAGTTACCCCTGAAGAGATGGAATCGTACCAGAGATCTTTTGCTGCACCTTGGGAAAAAGGTGCAACTCTTATACCAATCGGAAAGAAAGACGGGAAGATTCAATACCTTAACTTCAGTACATCGAACCCTTATGACGGGCTGTACCGTTTTGCTGTTCGTGCGATGAACGAGTTTGAAGGCGCAGTCAAAGAGGGCCAAGGTCCTGGGTCCACGTTTACTAGCACCGTTGGTGGTGCTGTTGGAGAAATCTTCTCTCCATTCCTTTCAGAGGCTATGTTAACTGAAGCGGTCACAGACGTGTTGTTCCGTGGAGGACGGACATCTACAGGCGCTGAAGTTTACAACAAACAAGACAGCGACGGTACTAAAGGCTACAAGATGATCACGCATGTTCTGAACACAATGGTTCCTAGCGTGTCCCCTGTTGACTTGGACGGAGAACCTGGTCGATTTATTCGAGGCACGGTAGGCAACATTGTTCCAGGTCTGGTGAGTCCAAAAGACAAACTGTTAAGAGAACGTAATCTTACGACAGAAGTTATCCGCGCATTTTCTGGTCTCTCTCCACTAGAGTTTGATCCGGCCCGAGGTTTGGAGTATGGCGCGTACCGTTTGGGGCAAGCTCAGACGGACGCCAAACGGATGTTTAATCAAGTTACGGACGACGGAAATGCAAGTTCAACGTCTTTAGAAAGAGCGTACCAAAAATCGAATGACGCCAAGTTACGAGTGGATCGTCAGTACTATCAGATGATAGAAGACTTAGACACCATGGGTATGACCAAACGGGAGATAATGACTGTTCTCAAAAAGAACAACATTGGCGGGTACAAGGATATTGTTCGCGGTGAGTTCCAACCGTTTATGCCCAGCAAGAAAAACTTCCAAGAAATGCGTGATGCAGGGATCCTTGAACTGTATCCACGAGAAGAGATTCGTCAAATACAAAAAGAAATGAGGGGCACGTCTCTCAAGCCTGACGACGATTTGTTCACAGATACTAGACCTCGGGGCGGAGCCCCAGCAGGGTTGTCCCCCAACCCTCCAGCGGGATTATCCACTACTCCTCCCGCAGGGCTTTCCCCTACTCCTCCCGCAGGGCTTTCCCCTACGCCCCCACAACAGCAAGGCAACTTACCGCAGCCAGCCCCTACGATAACCCAGGCTAGTGCGACTGGGCCCGTGAACCCCGCCTTGTTAGGCGGGACTCCGGCGGAACGTGCGGCTAACTCCTTCTTACAGGGCTAGTCTATGACATAGTTGAGAGAGACACCGTTGCCACCGAACAGGCGGACCAGTTCGTCCGCGGACTGCTCAACGTCGGCTAATATATCTGGCTCCTCGGTCATCGCAGCTAGGCGCAGAGCGTCCTGTACAAACATCAACAGGGCCTCTACTTGAGCTTGGTGCATTTGCTTGAAACCCATGGCCTTAATATCTTCTATGTGCATCATTCTATTTCTCCCCAATCATCTTTAATATCAACGTCAATCTTCGATGGTATAGATAGCTTGATCCCCGTCTCCATGATCTCTTTGATCCGAGCGGTTTGCTCCTCACTCTCTATGTTAAAGCATAGCTCGTCATGCACCGTCAGCATAGGGGTGAACCCCTCGTTGTAGCAATCAAGCATCGCCTTCTTAGTTTGGTCCGCCGCCGATCCTTGGATCAACTTGTTCAGAGCCTTGTATGTAAACGCACGTCGTATGCCTCTACCACCAGCACCCCCGTACTCCTTCACAGCGTCGTCGTAGGGCAGTGGTTTGCCTGCTCCGAAGGTGACAGGCTCCCAGAGGTGGAAGCGGCTCTTACGGCCCATCAGAGTGCGTATCTGTCCGTTCTTATCGCCCTGCTTAGAGGCCAAGTCTGCCAATCCTTTAACGAATGGAACTTTAGAGTGGTGTCTTTCGATCAGATCCTTGGCATCTTCCTTGGAAATGCCAAGCTGATCCGCCAGTTTCGCCACGCCCATGCCGTACATGATGCCGAGATTCACGGTCTTGGCTTGCTTGCGTGTGATGTTAGCTAAGTCCGCCACCATCTGGTGCAGGTCCACGTCCCCGTTGTTAAACTCCTCCACGATCTCATCCACAACAGGGTGCCTGATCGTAGACGGGATCATCGATGCAAAGTGAACCAACAACCTCGGCTCTTGGCTCGAGTAGTCAAATGATCCCCACTTGCATCCCTCTTCTGGGATGAACAGGCCACGGATCAAACGCTTGATGTCAGGGTCTCGTGCTGGAATCTGCTGTAAATTAGGATTGGACGACGAGAACCTACCCGTCACCGTGCCGCCCTGATCCCTCCGAGTGGAGTGCAACTCGGTATGTATGCGCCCGTTGGTCTCGTGCCGCAGGATGCTGTCGATGAACGTGCTGTCAGCCTTGTCAAACTCTCGCAGCTTAACCAACACCTGTGCGATCTTAGCTGGGTGTTCATTGAGAAACGATTTAGTGAACGATGGCGCTCCCTTCTCGGTCCTCGGGTATTCCAGATTTAGTTTGTCAAACATCTTCTGAATAGATGCGGACGCCCAGATGTCCACGTCCATGCCAGCTTCTTTCTCAAGTACACCACGCAGGTAGCTGCTCTGCTCACGCAAGAGCTTCTTGTTTAACTCTGCCTTTTCTAGGTCAACCCGCACACCCTTTGTACGCATGTCCAACATGCAGGGGATCAGATCTATCTCTAGGTTCCAAACATCCCACAGTTCTTCCTTGTCAATCAGCACCTTCAGAGCTTGCCACAATGCCAACGTAGCAACAGCGTCCATCTCAGCGTAGCCACCAACAAACTTAGGGGGCAGCTTGTACATCTCTGACTTGGGGTTTAGCCCACGCTCAAGCGCAGCAGCCTTCAGAAGCTTCTCGTTCTTGCGGATACCAGCGTAGTCACGGGCCATCGCATCAAGTCCAAAGGTCCAACGGTTCTCGTCAACCAATGCGCCTGTCACCATCGTGTCGATGATACGCCCCTTGATCTCCACGCCCTCGGCCCGTAGCCAGCCCGCATCGTAGGTTGCGTTGTGCATAATCACGTTCATCTCAGGCACAGACATCTGTTTCTTGATCCACTTCATCGTGATCCGCGGATCTAGGTTGTGTCCGTTCTCGTGGCGGATAGGGAAGTACCCCTTGTACTCTCCCGCTGCCACAGCAATGCCGATGATGTGACCATCATTCCTAGCCCAGCCTGGGCCAAGCGTAGTAAGGTTCGGGTCTTTGGTTTCCAGATCGACTGCAACTTCTTTGTAGCCCGTCAGATCAGGATACTCAGTGGGGATGTTCCAGTCATCCTCGATAAGGTCCATCTCCCCCTTCATCTGGAACAGCAAGTCGCTGTGCTCATTGCCCTCGGCATCATTTGTGGTTGAGTCCACGGAGAATAAATTCTTCTGAGTCATGGCTTAGTCTCTATCCTCTGTAAAACTATCCGTTCTTACCCAAGTTGCAACCAATGTCAGCCCTCCAACATCTTTACTTACAACCAGTCCCTGCTTCGAAGTATTTTTAAACGTCACCCAAGGCCAATCCCCATCAAACTGTATTTCTTTTGGTATTGCATTATCCATCTGTTTGTCCCTTCTCACGATTTGTAAACTCTGCCCCAAGCGCACTATACCCACACTTGTCGATCCACGAATCAGCCTTGTCTAAGTCGTTGAGCAGTCGTGCTGTCTTCAACCAGTCCATCATCAGCGCAACGTGCCGCTCGGTTACATGTCCGTGGCTAGTCATCGCCTCTTTGATGATTGCGTTCCAGCCTGTGGCTATGCGGGAGAAGTTCTCGAATGCATCCCCGTAGTCCTTGGCCCTCGGTCCATTGATCAGTTCTTTTGCTGTGTCTAATACTTCATCACGTTTCATAGAGAATACCTATACTTGTTGTCGGATTGCAGGATGTAGAGGTTCTGTCGTGCTCGAGTAACGCCGACATAGAACGCTCGGTGCTCATCGTCTGGAAACTTGCTGTGCTCACAGGCCTTGGTTGATGCCGTCCAAACAACGCAGTTGTCATCCTCCCCGCCCTTCATAGCATGAAACGTGGACACCTTGATACGAGGACTAGACAGAAGGTCTTCGCCTCGGCGGAAGATCGCGTCAATGTAGTCCCGCTCAGAAGATGCAACATTCAGCACATCGTATGCGCTGGTTGAGGCATCTCTTTGCAGACCGTAGTCCTTGATCAGAGTGTCCATGTCCAACATGTCGTCAGGTGCCAACGCATCTAGCAGCTGAGTCGATCCTCTGCGGACAACAGCATCTTTCCCCTGCTTCTTTACGCCAGAATAGAGCGCCTTGAGTTGTTGCACACCTACAGACTTGTCTTGGCACAGGGTGTCCCATGTCAGTATGTTTCCGACCATATCATCCGACAGGCTGGACTTACCATTGCGAGAAAACTTGAACCCGTTGGACCGCAAGTAGTTCGCCATCTCCGAAACGTACCCGTTGGTACGAGCCATCAAAGTAAATGACCCCGAGGACAGTGGAACCTCGGACAGGTAGTTTACATACTCAACCTTCCCTTCTTCTTGGCGAGGCTTAAACATCTTGATGTGACGGTCCACGATTCTGTGTGTAATGGTTCTCGCCACTCGCCACACCGACTTGGGTATACGATAAGACTGAGACAGCACCTCTATGTTGTCAGAGCTTTTGTTAAAGAGATTAACATCAACGCCTGTCCAACGGTGGATGGCTTGGTCGTCATCGCCAGCGATCCACACGTTTTCCGCAGACGCAGCAATCTTCTTTCCCATCTCCCACTGCAACGGGGTGAAGTCTTGGGCCTCGTCGATGAACAGATAGTCCAGGTTGGGAACATCTCCGTGCTCAATGTACTGCTCGATCATGTCAACGAAATCGTACTTGTCCACTGCGCGTTTGTACTCGACTAACTGAGAAGACAACTGCTTTAGCTTGGCAAAGAACAGGTTCCAATCAGCCTCTTCATTGTACTCTTGCTCTATGTCGATCATCCGCAGTCGCGCACGACTGTCCAGTTGCAGGTAACGTGCCCCTGATCCACCAATCGTAGGTAGAGTTATGCCGCCGTCAACAGACGTGAAGTCTTTGCCCTCAAAGGTCAGGCCGATCTCCCTGCCAATGTTGTTGTAGTCCTCTGGTCCCATGATGTCTGTGGTCTTGAGCCCAAGTCCATGGAACCCGAAGGCATGGCTGGTTTTCATGTACGGAAAGTCTTTGGCCTCTAGGTCAAACTCCGCGCAGGACCGAGCGATCATCTCTTCGATTGCCTTGCGGGTGAACGAGATCACACCAATGCGAGACGGGTGTGTCCCTGCCTGAAGCGCATTCTTAATCTCTTGTATCAGGCGATGGGTTTTCCCGCAGCCTGGTGGTCCTAGAATTAGCTTTGAATTAGGTATCATAGTCTTTACCCCTTGGCCTAGAGTTTACCCAATCCTCAATCTCAGATAGAACCCAACGGCTCGAAGATCGCTTCTTGTGCTCTGACCCCAGAACAATAGGTATCGGGAATGATGGGTCGGTAGACGCCAGCTTGTAGACGTATGACTTGGATACCCCGAGCAACTCTGCTACGTCTGATACCCGCATCAGTTTGTTAGAATGGGATGTCATTTGAGATCTCCTTGACTGGTAGTTCTATTGTTTCTTCCTCGAACGCAGGGATTACCCAGCATCTAAGCGTGGACCGTGTCTCGCCCTTTGAGGTGCGCTTCATTATGTTCTGTTTCCCAGTGTCACCCCCAAGATCACGGATCATCTGCATGATCTGACCCCGTGTGAGTGAACTGAACCTGCGGTGGTGCAAATACTCCAGAAGACCATCGAGTTTAAACTTGGTTGTGCCACCATCAGTCCAAGGCTTGTTCATCTCGATCTCTTCCGGTGACATAGCCCTGACATGGCTCGTGCAGTACGATCTTAGGTGGTCCGTAAACTGGCCTGATATCGTGAGCTCTGGTGGTACATCCAAGAAGGTAGCACCTTGCATCAAACTGTTGACCAACTGCTGCCACTTCTGAGGCTTCATCGTCGGAGGCATCATGTTCTTCTGGTCCATACACGCCCGCTGGAACAACGTCTGGTTTTGCAACTGCTCCGTGCTCAACTGGATTCGGTCACCATCAACGTCCATAAAGAACAGACGAGGCTCCGACAGCATGATAGTCAGTCCGCCTACAGCCATAGCGTCTGGGCCGTCTGCTCCGATGCCGTGCTTTCGCGTGGCGCATATTGCTGGATCGCAATAGCTACGCATGGGTTCTTCCTTGCAGGTATACAGGTATTCTTTCTTCTCGTGCTGCTTACTCAGGTTGACGATCTCGCTGGACGGTAGCGGAGGGCTGGACAAAGTCCGGTTATACCCCTCAAACTCTTTCTGCCAATCGTCGGGGCTCTTCATCTTGCAGTACCGAGCCACGTTAAACAGGGTGTTGTTGCGGAACTCAGAGATGGGGCCATCCGCGAACAGGTGCTCAAGGCAGGGTGGTCCGTCTGTGAAATACTTGCGAGGCTTGGACAGGCGCATACCCTCTAGGTCGGACAGCGAAACTCGTGCCTTGTTCACCGCACCCAAGAACTCATCTAGCTCCATAGCTTCGCACTTCTCGTTGAAGGCATACCGCTGCGGTAACTCTGCATTAAAGTAAGGCATGTTGATGAAGTTGCCCACGTCTCCACGCTCCGCGATGATCGTGTCTTGCTTCGGGAATACTTCGCAGCCGCTGTAGCCTAAAGCTATAGACATCTCGGTCAGGTAATCTCGGATGTCCGCAGCCTGCTCCATCTCTTTCATGAAGAGGTACAGGTGTGCGCCGCCAGACTTTGATCGGCAATGGATCAAAGGCAGCTTCATCTTTTTTATCTTGTCTTGCACCTCGTTGTGGTTGAGATCGTAGATGTCGATATCCAACGCACCAAACTGGCACTTGTTTTCCTCGTTGATTGGGATCGCTCCGACACCTTGCTTGCCATCTATGTGGCCTTGAACAAGTTCCTCGGTCAAAGGTTCACGAACGATCATACTTTTGGATTCTGCTTTACCGTTCCGTCCAACACGCCCCACTGTGGTCGTGCCGTGTGCAGCTTTGGCACCAACGAATACTGCAAGCAACCTCTTTGCCTGTGTCATGTACTGCTCCTGTTGTGAAAAATGGGAGTGGCGTGGAGAATGCGCCAACAGTCATCGCCACTCCCGAGGCTGCTTAAAACGGGATGTCGTCATCCTGTTGTACAGAAGAGCTAGTTGGGACACGCTCCTCTGAAGCAGCTTTCACTTCGCCCGCAGCGACACTGTCGCGGAAGGCTTTGGCTTCAAGCATAAGATCTCGGCTCTCTACAAGACCGACCTTCTCGACAGACGGTGTGAACCATGTGCCTTGGTCATTGCTCTCTTCAACAGTAGTGATCTTCCACACGGTAGCGAACAGAGGAGGTACAACCATGACCCCCGTCTTAGGGTGCTTGATCTTCTGCATTGCGATCTGGGTCTTCCAACGGCGGCTGACCTTTAACTGCGTGGACTTCATGTCGATGACAGCAGGTTGATACGCGCCGTCTCCACCCAACACCAAGCAGTAGTGCTGGTCTGACTTGACCAACTCGTTGCCTGTCGGAAGGATTTCCTTGGAACCTTGACGCGAGGTGCGCTGCAAGACTAGATCAGTTGGGCTGATCTCTCCGCGGAAACCACCGCCTTGGTCACGAGGTGTGAACTCCAGATACTTGGTGGTCTGGTAGCAAGGAATAATCGTTACGCCGTCATCGCCCTTCCAGACTTCGCCCGTCACAGTGTTGAACATATCTCCCTGCTCCGCACCTTCGATGTACTCAGGCTTCTTCTTGCCAAGCTGTGGGGACAACGCTTGTAGTGCCCGAACAAACGGGATCTGCATTTCATCTGCGCCAAAGGCAGCGCCCTCGCCTGCAAATTCTAGGATGTCGTCCATGATGTCTGTGCTTAACTCTGCATTTTTTTTTGTTGCTACTTGATTAGCCATTGTTCTTTGCCTTTCTAATCGCATCGTCTTG